TTGAAATTCGTTCGGAAATGCTTATGATGGCAAAAGAGATGTTGGATCGTCAGTATGACACCCAGCTCGCTGTCGCTCATCAGATGATGGATATGTACAGAGACAATGCTGAAAAAGCTATGGAAGCATACAAACAGTATGTTCCCAAGATGTACACTTCAGAAGAGATCAAAGCTCAAGCTACAAAGCTATATGAATTTGTGGCTGACAAGAAGTAATAGCTAAAAGAAAGCGCATTTGTAATGAAATGGAGATCATCACTAATCTACGCTGTAGAACTGAATGTGACTGAGCTCTGTAACTTTAAATGCGCTTTCTGCCCCCGTGCTTTTGACTATCCTAATATGAATTACCATATGAGTCGAGATATAATCGACCTTATTGTAGAACAATTAGAAGATATCCCCAACATTAACAAAGTATGGCTTGCAGGTAGAGGTGAACCCACCCTACATAAAGATTTTGAATATCTTATAGAGAAGCTATATGAGTTTAAGATCAATCACCGTCCAAATTTAAAGATTAATTTAAACACTAACGGTAAAAATCTTGCCAAGTATGACCATGTTGCTCGTCTTATCACGAGAGTTGAATATAGCATCTATGACGAAACCAAGCTCACAAGAGAAGAAATTGAAGAGCAGTTTGGTCATCTAAATCTACTAATCCATGACAGACGAGTAGATACTATTCGTAAAGAACCAGAAAATGTAAAATATCACAATAGAGCAGGATCAGCACCTATTGATATTACTTACGTTCCTATGGAGCGTTTGCTGAGATCAGAATTTGGGCTGATGTGTGAGAAACCATTCTCTATTATTTACGTTAATTGGAATGGAGATTATAATCTCTGCTGCAATGACTGGGAAGATATCCAAGTACTAGGTAATATCAAAACTGAGTCTATGTTTGAGTATATTACAGAGAACAAACGTCTTCTTGAATATCAGAAAGATCTTTTTGAGAGAAAGAGATCACTCAATCCATGTAGCTCTTGCAACCGCCCCTTCAAGAAGAAGTGGGGTAAAGATCCTCGAATAGCGGAAGTACTTTCTAAGTTGACTTTTGATTCGTAGTATAATATAATAAGCTTTGTGTAAGTCAGGAGGGAATATGAACTTTTACACTAGCGTCAATCGATACGGTAACAACATCCTCTATCGAGGATTCGAAGCTGGGCAACGTGTCGATAAGAAGATACCTTATATGCCCACTCTTTTCATCCCATCTACTAAAGAAACTGGCTGGTTCAATCTACAGAATCTACCTGTGCAACCTGTCACTTTTGATACTATGAAGGACGCTGGTGACTTCATTAAGAAGTATGATGGTGTAGATAATTTTCCTATCTATGGAACTAACAACTACGTTACTCAGTTTATCAACGATCGCTTTCCTACAGCACCTAGCTTTGATCGTGATAAAGTTAACGTAACTACTATTGATATCGAGGTTGCATCTGATGACGGTTTTCCCTTTGTGGAACAAGCCGCACATCCTGTTATCTCTATCACTATGAAGAATAATATTGACAACATCTATCGTGTGTGGGGACTCTATGACTACGAACCGGATAACTGCGTTGTGGACGGTGTTGATGCTATCAACTACGTTAAATGTAAGGATGAGATCGATCTACTTCTTTCTTGGCTTACTTGGTGGCATGATCCTCGGTGGGCTCCTGATGTCGTAACTGGATGGAATACTCGTCTATTTGACTTCCCCTATCTTATTAACCGGGTTAAGAATATTATTGGCGGTGATGTCTATAAGAAATTCTCTCCCTGGGGGCTAGTTGATCAACGTAATATCTTTATTGCTGGTCGTGAGAATATTGCTTATGAGATGGTCGGTATTCAGCAGCTAGATTATTATGATCTCTTTAAGAAGTTTGCATACACGTATGGTATGCAGGAATCGTATAAGCTAGATCACATCGCCCATGTTGTACTAGGAGAACGTAAGCTCTCCTACGATGAGCATGGTTCTCTTCACACTTTATACAAATCAGACTTCCAGAAGTTTATTGACTATAACATCAAAGACGTGCAGCTCGTGGATCGTCTCGAAGAAAAGCTCGGCTTGATCACCCTAGCTATGACTATGGCTTATCGTGGTGGTGTTAACTATTCAGAGACTTTTGGTACTACTTCTATCTGGGACTCTATTCTGTATCAGATGCTATTCAAAGAACAGATTGTTGTTCCCCCTCGTATCTCTCAGACTAAAGAAGACTTAGAAGGTGCTTATGTAAAAGAGCCCCAGCGTGGTATGCATGACTGGGTTGTATCTTTTGACCTTAACTCTCTATACCCTAACATTATTGTTCAGTATAACATGTCTCCTGAGACAGTTATTCCTGGACGTGAAGTAGGTGTAAACGTTATCAAGATGCTTGAGAACGAAGTTAACATTGAGCTGCCTGATAACGTTACTATGGCTGCATCTGGTATTCGTTTCCGTAAAGATCAACAAGGCGTTATTCCTCGTATTATTACTCAATACTATGATGAACGCCGACAGATCAAGAAACGTATGCTTGAAGCTAAACAAGAGTATGAAAAGAAGAAGACTAAAAAGCTAGAGAACGAGATCACGATTCTTGAGAATCAGCAGATGTCTATTAAGATTCTTATGAACTCTCTGTATGGCGCACTAGGTAATAAACACTTCCGCTACTTTAATAATCAGGTGGCTGAGTCTATTACTCTATCTGGTCAGCTGTCTATTCGCTGGGCAGAGCGTGCTATTAACAAGGAGATGAATAAACTCCTCAAGACAGAAGATGAAGACTATGTGATCGCTATCGATACAGATTCTTTGTATGTTAATATGAAGAAGCTAGTTAAGCAGTTTAATCCTGCTGACCCTGTAAAGTTTCTCGATAAGATCTGTGTAGAGCATTTTGAACCTCTGTTGACTAGAGCTTATGCTGACTTAGCTAATCAACTTAAGGTGTATGAGAACCGTATGGAGATGGCTCGGGAGGTTATTGCTAACCGTGGAGTTTGGATTGCTAAGAAGCGCTATATTCTTAACGTTCATAACAACGAAGGTGTTCAGTATGCCGAACCTAAGATGAAGATGATGGGTGTAGATGCTGTACGTTCATCTACACCTCAGGTATGTCGCGATCAGTTTAAGAAGATCTTCAAGGTTATTATTGATGAAGGTGAGACGGCTACTCAGAAGTTTATTGCTGATTTCCGTAAAGAGTTTAGTAATCTAGAACCAGAAGACGTATCTTTTCCTCGGGGAGTAAACGACCTAGATAAATGGTCTGACTCTAAGACAATATATAAGAAAGGGTGTCCTATTCACGTTAGAGGTGCTCTGATGTATAACCATCTTATTAAACAGCTAGGACTCCAGAAGAAATATGAGATGATTAATAACGGTGAGAAGATTAAGTTCTGTTATCTCAAGACACCTAATGGTATCAAAGAGAATGTTATCTCATATCCTCAGAATCTACCTAAGGAGTTTGACCTGCATCGGTACATTGATTACAACACCCAGTATGAAAAAGCCTTTGTGTCTCCTCTAGAGCATCTACTAGATGCAGTTAACTGGGATGTAGAACCTAAAGCAACGTTGGAGGCGTTTTTCGGATGAATCTAGATCACCTAGACTGGCCAACATCTGGCTGGGGATATCTTCCTCCTATTACGGATGTGTTTACAGCATTTACCTTTGTTGAAGAGATAGCACACCCAAGAAACATTCTTGAGATTGGATTCCATGCCGGTCACTCTACATCATATATGTTAGAGATATTTCCAAATAGCCATGTTACTACATATGGTGTTTCTACAGTATCGCTTAAAGCTGCATCATATATGAAGGAACATTACAAGGACAGAATCACAGTTCATCGTATTGAGTCGCAGACAATCAAGCTCAGTGATTATGATGGCTTTGACTTTGCTCTGATTGATGGTAATCACACCTATGACATTGCACTGCAGGATCTTGAATTAACAAAGGGCTGGAGAGTGCCTTATGTTCTTGTAGATAACTGCGAGAGAGAATCAGTTGCACAAGCATGTGATGCATGCTATAATGGTAGTGACTATAACTTACTAACTACGTTTAAATATTTCTCTCAATGGAATAATAAACCTCAATGGAATCAACTGAGACTATATCATGTACAGCCTGACAGTATTCAAAGCACCTAGATGGTGGGATGAGCAGCAGCGGTTTGTCTATGATAATAAGACTCACCGTCGCATGGACTTTAACACATGGGAGAAGTTTACAGACTTTCTCTATCAACTTAGTACGAGGCAGTTAAATGGTAAGCAAGATGCTGAACTTATTTCGCCAGCTGTATTTAAACCTGATGCTACAAGAAAGAACGACAATGTACTGGCTTGGGCAGGTTGGGCTGCTGTTGATATTGACGATTATGTTTTCAGTGGAGATCTAGAGAATGAGCTTAGGGCTAGGTTTGGTGATTGGGACTACATCTGTTATAGTACTGCTAGTAGTACGGTCGATCATCCTAAGTTTAGACTCGTCTTACGACTTAGCGGTCAAATTGAACAATCTCGAATCAGGCACTTCTGGTACGCCCTTAACAGCGAGCTCGAAGACATTGGAGATAAACAGACTAAAGACCTCGCTCGAATGTACTACACGCCTGCAACGTACTCTGGTGCTAACAACTTTTTCTACGTTAACTCTGGTAGTACTGTTGATATCGACTATCTTCTAGCTCGCTGGCCTTATGACGATAAACGTAATAGTAAATCGTTTATAGATAGATTACCCGCTGCTTTTAGAGAGCAGGTAATAGAATACAGAAAAGGTAAACTAGATAACACTGACTTTAACTGGTCAGGTTATCGTGATTGTCCGTTCTGGCCTAAGAGTCTAGCTACAGAATATATGACTATCAGTGAGACTGGCTGGTATCGTCAGATGTATCGTATAATGATTGCTATAGCTGGTAAAGCTATTGAGAAAGGCTATCCTATTACCGCTACAGAGATTGTTAACCTGTGTAGAGAGTTTGATGTTGATACAGGTAAGTGGTATGAGAATAGACCGATGGAAGTAGAAGCTAACAATGCGTTAGAGTATGCTTATAAAAATGGAAACCTTGCTTGAAGATTCATAACTATAAAAACTATAATCAGTATCGCGAGAAACAGATTATGGCTAACAAACACAAGATTGATTGGGTCTGGGCGTGGGAAGGAACCGTTGTTTCTATTATCAGACATTATACTAGATTGGTTAGAGAACCTACTAGTGTACTTTGTCATGGTTCTCGTAACGGAGCAGAAGTAAAATACTTCCAGAAACATTTGCCAGAAGCTACTGTGTTGGGGACAGACATATCACCCACTGCTACAAACTACCTTGATCAGGTTGTCTGGGATTTTCAGATACGTAATAATGATTGGGTTGGTAAATGGGATATTGTATATTCTAATTCCTTTGACCACTCTAATAAACCAGAAGAAACACTAACAATCTGGAAAGAACAAATTACTAAAGATGGTATTGTAGCTGTAGACTATTCTGTCTGGCCAGACCATACAAATCAAAAACCTAATAGTGTAGACTGTCTACATATTACTTTTGATGAGCTAGAAAAACTGTTTGATAAAGTAGGTTTAGTTCCTATAATTACAAAAAAAGTCACATATACAAAAGAACAAAACCCTGCTGATATTAGCACAAAGTTCTATCTGTTAAGGAGAAAATAATGTCAACATGCATTTGTATTCCAGTTCGGGAGAAAAGCACTCGTTTACCTGATAAATGTTTTATTGACCTGAATGGTAAGCCTATGATCAAATACGTTTATGATAAGGTCAAAGCGTATGGATATAAAACCTATGTTGTTACTGACTCTAAGAAAGTAGCTTCTATTATTGGACCTGATGCTGTAATGACAGGAGATGCTGTTCATGGTACAGACCGTATTATGAAAGCTATTGATAGCCTTCCACCATTTGACAAATATATTAACGTTCAAGGCGACAACCCTGATGTTACTATTGATGTCGTACTGGCAGTAGAACGTGAACTTGACAATGAATATGTAGTCAATGCTGTTCGTGCTCTTCAGGATCCAGCTAGCTGGCGTGAAAGTGTTGTACGTGCATATGTTAACAACGGACGTATCTATAATTATTCTCGTGATGGTTGGACACCTAACGAAATTAATTATGCTGCAACTGGTTTCCATGGATATACCCGTCAGGCTAAAATCCTCTATGATAACTCACAGCTATCATCACGTGAATATTCTTTAAATCTAGAACAGGTGCGTTGGATTGACAATAACATCCGTCTTGGTGCTGCTCGTGTGGAATGGGATGGTGTTGAGATCAATAACGAAGAAGATTTAGCTGCTTGGAAAGCTCGTAATGCCTGAAATTAGACATGGCATATTTAATGTGCTAAGAAAGATTCTTGGCGGTAATAGTGCTATTCTTGCCTTGACTTATACTCTAGGCCATATTATAATTGCTATGACATGTAATTATTTTATTACAGGTGCTCAACTACAGTTAGCCGCTGTCGATGCTCTTGTTGAGCCTATTATAAATGGTTTTTGGTTTTATATACTACACACCTTATGGAAGAGGTTTCAGAAATGAAAGTAACAATGGTAGATCCACCTAGTGGATGGAAGTATGGATTTCCTAAACCGTTGCCTGCAGATTATCCAGAAGGGGAAAGTATTATCCCTTGGCTGTTGAGCGAAGGCTATCCTCAGTCAGAGATTGATGCTTGTGGTAATCATTTCTATTGCAGATATTGGGAGCAAGATGAATGAGATTCAGTAGATGGAATGATCACGGGACTAAGGTTGAGATAGAAGTCCCTGATTATAGCACACTTGATGAAGTGCTTGAACAGTTTCAGAACTTCCTTCGTGCCTGTGGATATACGATTGAATATAACAAAGTTCTTGATATAGTAGATATGGACGAATGACTTACAATCCTGACAACTGGGTGATTATCAAAATCAAAGGCGATGACCCACATTATCGTGTGCTTGCTGGATGGTCTGGTGGTTACTTAGATGGTGACAGTTGGCGTATGAACAGTGGCATTACTCGACACGAGTTTGATGGTGACTATTGGTATTTCTATGGATCTAGTGGTAGTTGCTATAAGTGCTATGTTGATAGTTATTGTTTGCGTATGAACAATGCTCATATCTGGGCACAACTTCAAGAGCGTTATGGCGATAAAGTAGAAATGCTTGAAGATCAAGCTTGGATCAAAAAAGATTGGGACTGGATTATCGACGGAGTAACAGATGAAAATGATTGATTTACTCGGAGATGTACTAGAGACAGAAGCTATGCATGACCTTCTTGATCATGTGGTTCTGGGTAAGTTAAAATCTTCTCTAGATAGTTGTATCATTGAACGTGAACGGCTTGATAATATTAAAGCCAATCGTGAACTTCTACCTCACGAAGAAGAAGATTGGAAGTGCGCAGTCCTGGATATTCATGCATTGAACAGGGTGATTGATTACTATGGCGGATAATGATTATATTGTAGTAACAGCTATTTCGACACATTGTGTGCGTTATGTGATGTACAAAGATGATTTGCGTAAGTTGAATACAGATGTTACCCCAACCGAAAAAGATCTAGTTGATTGGGCACTAGATACAGTAACTATGCAAGAGTGTGAAGAGTTTTCACAGGAATGGCTTGGTGAACAGATCGTAGATCACTACGAATGCACTGAAGATGAAATGCTGACATTCTTTGATCGTGACAACGACTATTTAAAGGGTTGGGATCGTGATTATAAGATCGAGCATGTTCGCAAATGTTTGAAAGGTGATGGGAAATGATCGCAGGAAAAGTGTGGGGTACGACTGAACTGATTGAAGCAAATGGTGCTTTAGAGTTTCATCGTATTGAAATGAATAAAGGTGGTACGTGCTCAAAGCACCTCCATGAATTTAAATGGAATGGTTTCTATGTAGAATCTGGCACGTTGCTCATTCGTGTATGGCAGAAAGATTATGATCTAGTTGATACCACTATTCTGAATGCTGGTGACTACACAAAAGTCAAGCCCGGTGTGTATCATCAATTCGAATGTCTAGTTGACGGTGTAGCTTATGAGCTGTACTGGGCTGAGTTTAACCACAATGATATTAAGCGAGAGACGGTAGGACACAAATAATGTGGCTTTTATTCTGGATTCAATTAATTCAAGGTGATGTTCCTATTACTCTACTCGGTGTATACGAAACACATGAAGAGTGTATTTACGATATGCATGAAGCAGAGATTCTAATTCACAATACTTTTGAGGCAATGGTCTGTTTGCAAGACGTTGATGATTGGGATGGAAATGCCTGAGATTTTCTATGTATTTGATGTAGATGGCACTGTTACAGATAGTAGACAAGTAATAGACAAAGAATTTGCAGAATATTTTGAAAAGTTTGCTACTCTGTTTAACGTTATTCTTGTAACAGGTAGTGACCGTCCAAAGACAGTAGAACAGCTGGGTCATATCTATGACCTGGCTTTACGTGTTTATAACTGCTCTGGTAATGATGTGTATGAGCGGTCTAACAATGTTCGTAAAGTAGATTTTAAAATATCACCAGAACTAGAACAGTTTCTTGAAGCGAAACTACTAAAATCAGATTACCCTATCCGCGCCGGTGGTCATCTCGATGTACGGTCTGGTAATGCTAATTTCTCTGTTGTTGGTCGACATATCGATTGGGATGGTAGACTACAATATCATCTATACGACAGTGAATGTAATGAACGTAAGCTTATTGCTGCAGAGATTAATGCTAAGTTTCCAGACTATCAGGCATCTATTGCCGGTGAAATAGGTATTGATATTATGTACAAAGGTGATGGTAAACATACCATCCTAAAAGATTTTAAAGATAATGACAATGTCTACTTCTTCGGTGATAGCTGTCAAGAAGGTGGTAATGACTATTCGATTGCACAGGCTGTTCTGATGCGAGGAGAATATGGTAGGGTTTATTCTGTAAGAGGGTGGAAAGAGACTTGGGAAATTCTAAAATCGTTGGTGTAACATTCTCTACATTTGATTTACTACATGCTGGTCATATTGCTATGCTAAGAGAAGCAAAAGAGCAATGTGACTATCTTGTTTGTGGTATTCAGGTCGACCCCTCTTTAGATAGACCAGAAAAGAATAAACCAGTACAAAGCCTTGTAGAGAGATGGACACAACTCCAAGCCGTTAAGTATGTGGATGAGATTATTCCGTACGAGATAGAGAAGGATGTAGAAGACATCTTGCAATTGTTCTCGTTTAATATTAGAATTATTGGTGATGAGTATAAGCATGGTAGGTTTACAGGAAGAGCTACATGTGCTGCTCGTGGAATAGAAATTTACTTCAATAAAAGAGATCATAGATTCTCAACAAGTGATTTAAGAGATCGTGTATTTAATATGGAGAAGACTAAAAATGAAAATTAAAGAAGAAGCTAAATTCAAGCTTGCTATTGTTGGTCATGGATTTGTTGGTAGAGCTGTAGAGTTTGGCTTTAGACATCCTGCTATCAAGATGATGCTTATTGATCCTAAATATGGTAATCATATTGACGATCTAGTAGACTTTCAGCCCAACCTTACTTTTATTTGTGTTCCTACACCGATGAAAGAGAACGGCAAAGTAGATGCTACTATTGCTGAGGATGCTATTCTTAAAGTACTACATCACACCAGTGGTGGAGTAGCTCTTAAGTCTACAGTCACACCAGATATTATTGAGCGTATTCTCAATTCTATTTCTACTGAAGATAAGAAATATCTAAACCGGTTTGTATACAATCCTGAATTTCTTACTGAGAAGAACGCATATGATCAGTTTGTTAATCAGCCGTTTATGATCCTTGGTGGTGAAGCTGGGGCTTGTAAAGCGCTAGAAAATCTGTATTATGACTTTAGTAATGTTACTTGTGATAAGTTTATTACTATGTCGGCTATTGAGGCATCTATTGCTAAGTATACTATCAATAGCTTCCTGGCTCTTAAAGTTACGTTCTTTAATCAGATTGCTGATGCATGTAGTGATTTTGGAGTGTTCTATAACTCGGTAATGCGCGGTGTCCTTGCTGATCCTCGTATTGGTATTAGTCATACTAAGGTGCCTGGCTATGATGGAAAGCCTGGTTTTGGTGGTGCGTGCTTGCCTAAAGACACAAAAGCATTTACACTATCTACAGATAGTTTGACACTTCTTGAAGAAGCTATTAAGATTAACAATCGTATTCGCTCTAACTTTGAGCTCGATGATCGGGAGAAAGACAACAATGTCAATTATGGCAAAGCTAAAGAAGAACAGCAAAATCGCGTCAACGGAAGTGCTGAGCGAGAGCAAGTTCTTCAATGAAAAGGATATGACCCCAACTGATGTGCCTATGGTTAACGTGGCACTCTCGGGGTCTATTGACGGTGGTCTAGCACCCGGTCTTACTGTACTAGCAGGTCCATCTAAACACTTTAAGACATCATTTGCATTGCTGATGGCTGGGGCTTATCTTAAGTCTCATCCTGACGCTGTAATGTTGTTCTATGATAGTGAATTTGGTTCACCTCAATCTTATTTTGAGCAATTTGGTATTGATGTATCTCGTGTGCTTCATACTCCTATTGCTAATATCGAAGAACTCAAATTCGATATGATTGCTCAGCTAGAAGAGATTGATCGTGAAGATAATGTTATTATTGTTATTGACTCTATTGGTAACCTAGCATCTAAGAAAGAACTTGAAGATGCTATGAACGAAAAGTCAGTAGCAGATATGTCACGTGCGAAAGCTCTTAAAGGCTTGTTCCGTATGTGTACTCCTTATCTGACTATGAAGAACATTCCGATGCTAGCTGTTAACCATACCTATAAAG